GGAACCGCATCAGCTTATCCCGAGCGCCACCCTCGCTCGTGTCCCTGAGATACTGGGCCACGCCGAGGCGGTTTGTTGGTTTCGCGTCGCTCGGGTTCTCCGTCCGCAACGATGGCAGATCCGCGGGGGTGATCCGGCCAAGCGCCATAACGCGGACCTTACCGATCTCGTAGGTGGCGACAACGGGACCAGTCAGGCCCGAGGCGGTCACCTTCGGCCGACTGATCGCCTTGACCTGATTGCCGACATTCTTAGGTCTATCGAACACTACGCGGACGGGGCCGAAGCTCGAGGTGTAGGTGCCAGGCTTCGCGAGGTAGCGTGATAGGTTGCCAGTCATCTTCCACCAGTCGCGGGTGTAGCCGTTTCGGCTTTTCCAGGAGAGGTAGTTCCGATCGCGACGGCCCCATTGGATGCGAGCTGACTGGCGGCTCCAGTTGTAGGATGTGCTGGCCCAGCCGCGCTGGCGGGCAGTCGTCGACAGCCCCTCCGCGATCGACATCTTACCCTGTGGGCCGTGAGCCTTTTCGGTGATCGACACCGAGTTGCCAATCGTCATCGCCATCCGGGCCAGCTCGCGGTCGACCGTTGTTTTGATGCTCTTGGCCAGTGTTTTATGCGCCTGCTGTGCTGAGTAGCTGGCGATGTTGTAGGCAACGTCTTCGACGATCATGCGAGCGAATGACGTGGTGGATGCCTCGATCTCACGTTGATGAGTTTCGCCAGTCTGAGCGTTCGTCACCCAGCCGAAGTTGATGGTGAGATCAGCCATCGTTCGATGTGCGCTTCAGCTCGAGTCCGATAGGGCGGTAGTTCCGCTTTTCGGACTGGCCAGCTGGCATCATCTCGAACTCCTTCACCACGAGCTGCGTGTATTCCTCACCGGTCTCTGGATCCCGCATCGGGACCAGGCTCTCCTCGCCGAAGAAGTCGTGGATAAGGTCCACAATTGCGATCTCACGGAAGAGATTCTCGTCATTGATCGTTGAGACAGTGATGCCAGCGTGAATCAGCCACAGGCCTTTGTTTTCGTTGAACGACCAGCCGGCTAGGCCGATCAGGTCGTTTGTCGCCAGTTCGGCTTCCTCACCACGACTGTCGAAGGCGTGATAGCTCAGATCAGGGCTGATACCCCGCGCCTTGATTTCGTCGGCGCAATCCACGACGTGACGGACCAACGACTTGTAGATCGCCGAGATCTGGAAAGCCACTTACGCCCCCGTAAACGGGTCAGGCCTGGTCACTGACCCAAAGCTGAAGACGGTGCCACCAGTTGCGTCGAACGTCGCATCGACCGCAGCTCGAGCGCGGGCTACGTGAGAGGCTAGGTCGACCTCGATGCGCTCCCAGTCGACATTGCTGAAGCGCTGGAACTCGTTCGTGCCACTGGTCTCGCGGACAGCGAGTTTCACTTGAAGAGAGGCGATCAGCTGCAGGCCGGCGATCGCCTCGATCGCGTGGACGATGAGCAGTGACGTACGGTCGCCGGCAGTCTCGTGTGGGACCAGCGCGCCGTCCGGGACCAGATTGGAGAACTCGGCATAGGCGGTGATCAGGTCAATCTCTTCATCCTTCACCTCATGGCTCTCGACGCCGAGCTTCAGGCGAACACCCTCCGCGGAAGCCGCGAAGGGGATCGGGCGATAGACGCGGTAGGGAGCACGCTTACTGACCAGACCATCGTCGGTCAGGTAGCTGACGAGCAGAGTGCGGTGTTCGAACAGTGGACGACTGCAGCCATTCAGGGCGCCGTCAATCAGGATCGTCGCGCTGAGGGCGCCGGCCTCCGGTGTGAAATTTTCACTGACCAGTACAGCTCCGTCATTGCCACGCAGCTCATACGAGACAGCACCGGTCGGGAGACCGGTGCTGAACTCGATGCGCTGGGCGAAGGGGGAACCGGCCCAGATCAAGGATTACTTGCCCTTCGGCTTCGGCGCCGGGGCCGGTTTCGCGGCGGGCTTCTCCGGTCGAGGCAGAGCTTCGATCGCAGCGTAGATCTCATCCTCATTCTTGGCGAGGGCGAGGCTCTCGTCAGAAGCGTCGTCGGCGAGAGTTTCGAGGACGGTCAGCCGGGTGCCTCGGTGGCGCTCGACGAACGCCGTCAAGTCGGCCACGGTCGGGCGGAAGGCTTGGATCGTCTGCCGCCCATTGACATCGAGCAGAGAGAAATCACCAAGGGTTTCGACGAGGACTTTCACGGGTCTATCTCCAGGGAAAGAGGGGGAGCCGAAGCTCCCCCTCAGTCACTTAGGCTTCGGCCAAGTCGAGAACCGACCGGGTGTCGCCGAAGATCAGGCGGTAGCCGTTGTTGCGGGTCCGGACGTACTTCACCGTCTGGTTGCCGATCGCGGCCATCGACTCCTTGATGTCAGAACCGGTCTCGACCAGCTCTTCGATCGTGTCGGCCTTCGAGAAGCCGATCAACTTCTGGGCCGGCGCCGTCGAGGACACCTGGAAGTTGACGTTGAACTGGAACCGCGGGTTCGCCTCGGCCAGCTGCACACCGGCGGCACGGAGCGCCTCGATCTGCGGGGTTCCGAGCGCCAGCGACGGCTTGGCGAACATGCGCAGCCACTCGAAGTGCATGTCGTAGTTGCCGACGATCGTGTCGACCGGCGTGCCGGCCTGGGCGCGGCTGACGAGCCACTTCAGGAAGGCTTCCCAGTTGATCTTGCCCTGGGCGTGGGCGACGCCGATGTCGGTCGCGATCGTCTTCGCGCTGACGACCGGGGCCGGAGCGTGGACCGGGTCACCGTTGAGGAGCAGCTCGGTCGCCGTCGCCATCTGGCCGATCTCGACTTCACGCTCCATGCGAGCCGCATACGGGGCGAGGATATCGAGCGAAGCACGCCGGCTGAACTCGTAGGTCAGCTCATAACCACCGCCGTACTTGTAGAAGCGGACGGAATGCTCGGTGCCTTCGATTTTGCGAACCGGGATGTTGCCCCGCTCCGCGATACGTCCGAACTGCTGGTAAGCTCCCGGATTGTCGTTGATCACCGTGGTGATCAGTTCGACGCCGGCAACGGTGCGGCTCTGGCTGATGATCGGAGCGACGCTCTCCAGGTTGTCCTGGCGATACTTCCACTGGACGATGTCATCCATCACCTCGGGGAAGAGGGCACGCATGCCAGGGAAGGTCTGGAACGTCTCGGAAGCAGCCTGGAGCACGACGCCCTTGGCGAAGTCATCTCGAACCGGAAGGTTCGCAGCCATCAGCGCGGTCTGGTAGCCATTCAGCTGGTCGTTGGCGAACTCCCCCTTGGACGGATCGACTGCGAGTTGGAGGTAATCGCGGGCCGAAATCCCGAGATCCTTCGCGTGGTTGGCCAGGTCGAGACCTGCCTGGAGGCTCTCGGCTGCATTGGTCGAGAGCAGCTTCGCCAGCACGTTCTCGGCCGCGTCACGACCACGAGCCAGCTCGATGAGATTGGTGGGCTTCACGTTTAATGGTTCCTTCTGAGCTGGAGCTTAGCGGCGGTTGACGACGACCGACTTGCCGGCACCTGCGGTGGCAGCGACGAGCACAGAGTTGTCAGCGATGTTCGGGGTGGCAGCGGCCTTGACGGTGCCAGGGGTTGCTCCACCAATCACGGTCGCGCCGCGATTGATCGCAGTGCCATCGGTGGGGAGCGGCGCCTGGAAGCGGGTGGCAACGGCGCCAGCGGTCAGGCCGTCGAGACCCCCCGTTTCGAGCGACTCCAGGCGACCGTAAATCGCGTCACCGTCGAGAGCGAGGCGCACGGTGTTATCCGCAGCCGGGTCAAGGGAAACGGCCTTGCCGACATCCTGCCGCGTCACCGCGCCGCTCACGTTCATGGTGAACGTGTCGTCCGGGAAGCTGAAGGAGTGGGCGACGACCGCATTCGGGGTGTAGGGCACTGGTACTACTCCTCAGTTTTAGCGGGTGACCACGAAGGCCGAGGCCGCCGAAGCGTTGAACTTCGCGCCGCTCTGGGCATCGTTGGTCTGGGTGGATGCAGCAGCGCCGCCGACCGGAAGGATCGCGGTAAGCTTCGACTGGTGCGCTTCGATGCCGGCCTTGAGCTCGGCGATCGCTTCGGGCGCCGTGACATCGGTCTCGCCAGCGGCGGTGGCTAGGCGAGTGTAGATGTCGGCGAGAACGGTGCGAGCCTCGGCCAGCGACGCGGTCGCGGTCTCGAGTTCGGCGGCGTTGGAGTTTGCGGCAGCAGCCTCGAGCTCGGTGACCCGTGCCTGGGCGGTGGCAAGCTCAGTGCGGGCCGTGTCACGCTCTGCAGTCACGGCGGTCAGCTGCGCCGTTGCGGTAGCCGCGGCGGTAGTCTGTTCGGTGAGCTGCGCAAGAACAGCAGTCAGGTCCACTTGTACTTCTCCTCTTGAAGCTGTCACGTACAGCTCATCAACTTCAAAGCCCTTCGCAGCGAGTGCTTGGAGCGACGCGGCGACCTTTGACTGAGACTTGCCGACAATTTTAGGCTTATCTGCCGCACCACGAGTAACCAGACTCAGTTCGGTGAAGACCTGAAGGCCCACGAGGCGCACGTGCACGCCATCAGTGCCGATCGTGTGGCCATTGGTGCAGGTTCGGTCGCGGAAATGAGCCCAGGTGGCGGTCTCGGGGTCGCGGTAATCGAAGTCGCACTCCGAGCAGAGGATCTGGGAGGCAAGGAACTGGACTGACACCTCGTCGAGTGATCCGGCGTCCACCTTCTGGGCAAGCTTTGCCTCGGTGGGATCGATGTACCAAAGCGTCCGCAACTCAGCGCTGCCGGTTGCGTCCAAGGACAAGGCCGCCTTGAAGACACGACCTACCGGGATTGAACTCAGGTCATGGCCGTGGATCAGCGGCAGATGGTTCCCACCATTGATGCTGTCGACCATCTGCTTGAGAGTCAGCAGAGAAACACGAGCTCTTTCAAAGATCGTGCCGTCTTTTCCTGGAAGGGGAAGCGTGTTGAGCGAGATCGACTCGAATACAGCAAAGCCGTCGTTGACGTCCACGTCCTCGCCAACAGCAACCTTGATTGCAGCAATTAGTTCAGGCGTTAATGGAAGTCGCTTCATACCCTCGGCCTATGACCTTGGGTTTTGATGACCGCTAGGAAATCAAGCCTGCACCACCATGAACCAATTACGCAGCCTTCGATTTACTTGGCGCGCTCTTCTTCACGGAATTGTCACGAGCCACCTTCGTCCCGCCAGCTGGCGCCATGCCGCGGCCGAGCGGATCTCCATTCGGACTCACGCCTTCGGCATCCACTGATGCAGCCGGCGCCGGCTCAAGGAAGTTCGTCCCCGACAGCTCCGGAGCCGCATCTGGCTTCGGCCGACCAAAGACGTTGATGTGGAACTCCTCATCTGTGACGTAACCGCGGCTGAGCGCCTGCTCCCACCGGGACTGCTTCATCGTGAACTGAGGTTCCAGCTCGAGGATGGGGCGCAGTTCGACCGGCTGGAACTCGAACTCGACGCGGCCCTGGAAGCCAGCAAGGCGCGCGGCCAGGGTGAGCGCCTGGCTCCAGATGTCGGCCAGCACCTTGTTCAACGCGTCGCAGTTGAGGGCGAACAGACGGGCCTCGGTCGACGCGACCTGGCCGGTGCCGTTGGACTTGCCGACCACGGCGGGCATGGTCTTGAGCGCGGCCTGGTTCTGCTGGTCGAGGATGTCGATCACGTTCGCGATCGGCAGCGACGTCGCCGGCCGGCTGTCATTCACCATGTCGACCTTGACCGCGTCGGTGTGGATCAGCGGCTGGTCAGCGCTCAGGTTCTGGTAGGTCGCCGTGATCTGAGCGATCTGGCCGTCGATGAACTGGCGGGTCTTCTCGTGGTCGGCGCGCAGCAGCGGGGGCGCCGACTTGAGCAGCACCTCCTCGAGCACGGAAATGTCCATACGCGGATAGCCGACGACCCTGGTGATCCGGTACAGCTCGTTGATGACCTGCTGCCGCGCCGCGATCGTGTTGATGGCGGCGACGAACGGCGAGTAGGTGTAGATGTCGGTCGGGTTCTGGTGGAACCGGGCTGTGAAGAAGGTCGGGATGTCGAGGTTCACCTCAACACTCGAGCCGGCCGGCTTCTGAACTGGCTTGTACTGCCCCGGCTGCTTCTCGCGCCATTCGATCGACATCAGGTCGATGAGGCGCATAGTGTCGGGCTCGAACTGCTTGTTCAGAACAAGCTCGGCACCCGGCGAACCCCGGAGCAGCGTCCAAAAGCGCATGTCATCATTGAGCTGCTTCAGCGACGGTTTCGGCGAGTAGCCGAGCGTGTAGTCGGTGGTTGTGGTGACGCGCTCGAGGATCGCATGCGCGGTCTTCACGCCCTCGGGGCTGAGCTGCCCCTGGATATCATAAGCTTTGATGACCCAGCCGGCGCTGCCGGCGATCGACTGGTAGGCGAAGAAGGCGCCCGAGACGTCGCTGTCGTGGCGCGAGAGGTCCGAGAGCAGGGTGCGGCTGTCGTTCGCCGTCCGGGTGTTGAACAGGTCCGTGAGGTGGTCACGGTAGCGCGGGAGCGACAGCACCTCCTGGTTCGGCTTGTAGGTCGGGGTGGCCGCCTGCCCCCCAGCCTTTGCCTTCTTCTTTGGAAGGATGATCTGCAGATTGCCTAGGGCCACCTTAGAAGGTCCTTCCCAAGATCGACATGCGATCGGCGCCCCTGTTGCCCGTCAGGCTCTCGCGGTTCGCCGGCATGATCAGCCCGCCGAGGGTGACAGTGCTCATCAGCGAAGGGGTGTTGTGGGTGTACACGTGCTCACACACTCGTCGGGCTAGGCGAGACAAGGCCATAGAGTGGAAGAAGTGGTCGTTGTTGTTGAGCTTCTTCCACTCAGGTTCTGCCTCTGGTTTTTCGTCGCGCACCATATCCCGCAGGTGCGTGATGATTGTCTCCCGATAAGGTCCGTAACCAGCGAGAACCGCGTTTTGATTTATGATTGACGTCCGGACGCCGTCGAGTGCTGACGTACGATTTGCCGTGTAGTAGTCGATCGACTTCAGCTCGTCGAAGTGCGGAGCCAGAACGGACTTGCCGCCGTAGGCCACCGGCATGATCGTGCCGGCCGTCTCGTCGCGCAGAGCGTCAACGGTCGGGGTGTAGGGGTAGCGGTCGGCGCAGCCCTGGACGATCGAATAGATCTCGCGAAGCCGGCGCAGGCGCTCGTTGAGCTGGAACACCGGGATTTGCTCGAACAGTAGCCACTGCTCCTTGTTGTTCTCGTCGAGCGTATGCAGCGTCAGGTGGCAAACCTGGCCCATGTCGAGGCCGAGGAACACCGGGACGTCCTTGCCGACGTCCGGGATGTTGCCGTTCGGCGCCAGAACAGCTTCAATTTCGTGGCGTTGGAGCTGTGCGCTCGACTCCGTGAAGGGCTCGCCCAGCACGGTGTTGTAGAAGCCGCGGATGAAGTCCTTCTGCTGGTACTCGACCAGCTGCTGGAACATGTAGCCGGGGGTGATGCGGCCAGTGGAGAATGGACGGACCTTGTAGCCGCGGAAGGCCGTCCGGTTCGGGTGGCGGGCCACCCACTCGCGGTTCTCGCGGTCGTTCAGATCGAGCGGCCGGTGACACTTGCAGCACTTAACGAAGATGTCGTCGACCGGTAGATCCGCGATCTGCTCCGGGGTCAGGTCGGTCAGCTTCTGGACATCTATGTGGAAGTTCGGGATGTGCAGGAAGTCGAGGCTGAACACCGGGATCTGGTG